CCATGCTCTTTTTTTCTACCCGAATTAATCTGAGGGGGGTCCCCGACGAACGTACTAGATCTAGTGGTCGAACGTTCGTCGAACGAACGAACGAACGGAATCGCGGTTCGGCGAATAGGCGCCGAATTCTTGAGCGTATCGCCAAACGGTGAACGAAGGGAGGTCGAGGTGAGCGTGTTCATTCTAGGGATCGGGATCGCGATCGGTATGATCGCCGGGTTCGCGCTCGGGGTCTGGTTCGCGGCGGAGATCGAACGAGACGGGAGGTCGTGGTGATGAACGTTCCGGGTCTCGTGATCATGCTCGCGCTCGGGGTCCTCGTGGGACTCGACCTCGCGCTTCGAGCGGGACGCCTTGAGACGGAGAGGGATCGAACGATGAGACTCGCGCTTGATCGACTCACGACGATCGAGAGGATCCTTCGGGGCGAGGAGAAGACTCAAGGGATCGTCGTCGAGTTCCGAGCGGAGACGACGGGGGTCGAACGAGCGATCGAACGAGTGAACGAACAACTCGACGAGACGCGGTCGAAGCTTCGTTCGCTCAAGGCGCCGACGTTCGACGCGGACCTCTTCGAACGAACGGCGAAGGAACAGATCAAACGAGAGGCGGGTGAGTCTTGATCGTTCGAGCGTTGTCGACCGCGTTCCTTCTCGGGGTCGTGGTCGGGTTCGTCGTTCGTGTCTGGTTCGGTCTTCAAGAGATCGTCGATCGGAGTGAACTATGAGCAAACGACCGAAGGCGTCCGCGACGGAGATCGCGAAGCGTCAGAGATACAAGGTCCTCGCGGAGAAGCTCAAGGCCTCGATCGAGCAAGGCGGACCGAGACTCACTCGCGCCGAGGCGAAGGACCTCGAACGGATCGAGTCCGAGCTTCGAGCGAACGAACCCGATCGACGATGGATCGTCACGACACAACAAGAGGCCGCGCGGTTCTTCGGGATCACGTCCGCGACTCTCCGCGACTGGTTCGAGACCGGTTGTCCGAGGAAGAACGTCGGAGGTCGGTCGTATGAATACGACCTCTCGGCGATTGCGATCTGGAGACACGACCGCGACCTCTCGATCGGAGGGAACGGATCGAACGACGCGAAGAGGGAACTCGACAAGCTTCGAGCGGATCGTCTCCGCTTGAAGGTCGCGATCGAGTCGGGAGAGACCGCGTCGATCGAAGAGGTCGTCCGAGACCTTCGTGAACTCTACACCGCGACGAAGACCGGACTTCTCTCCGCGAGAGCGGAGTTCCCTCCCGAGTTCCAGGATCAATACGACGAGATCGTTCGCGCCTCCCTCGCGGGAGTCGTCGCGGATCTCCAGAACCGACTAAGGTCGAGAGAGAAGGGGAAGGCGACATGAGAGACGGAGACGTGTTCACGTTCGAGGACTTCAAGCGGGAGAGGCGAGCGGGAGTCGAGACGCTCGCGAGTCGAGCCGTAAAGCTCGCTTATAGCTTCGGCCTCGAATCTCACGAGATCTATCTCAAGGTCCGCAAGGTGAGACGCGCCTCGTGGGGGATCGCGGTCGGAGTCTACAGAAGAGACAACGCTCAAAGGATCGGAGAGGTCTCATGAGAAGCGAACGCGAGAGAGCGATCCGCAACGCGACGCGATACGCGAGGCGCGTCGAGAAGGGATCGGGGGAACGGGTCGGGAAGAGACGGACCTTCGACGAGAGACACCGGGGGATCGAAGACGATCTTCAACGTCTCGCCGAGGCGGTCCTCTTCCTCGCCTCGGTTCTCGAAGAGGGGAGCGACGAATGAGGGATCCGATATGGTCGAAGGTCTTCGACGTTCTCTCTCCCCCCGAGCGCCTCTCCGTCTCCGAGTGGGCGGAACGATACCGCGTCCTCTCCCCGCAATGGTCGCGCTTCCATGGGCGATGGAAGAACTCGACGACTCCATGGCTCGTCGGAGTTATGAACGCCTTCTCGACCGCGACCGTTCGACGGGTCTCGATATGCAAGGCCGCGCAAGCCGCAGGAACCGAGGCGCTCATGAATATGCTCGGCTTCGCCGTGTGGGGGGACCCCGGTCCGGCTATGTGGGTTTATCCCGCTCACGCCGACGCGAAGCGTCTCCTCGACCGGATCCGTCACCTCTCGTCGGCGACTCCCGTGATCGGAGAGCGTCGAGCGAAGGACCGATACGATCAATCGCTTCTCGGTTGCAAGTTCCGGAATATGTCCCTCTGGTTCGCGAGCGCGAAGACTCCGCGATCTCTCGCTCAAGTCCCGTGTCGATACGTCTTCCTCGACGAGGTCGACAAGTACGACCGATGGAGCGGAGACGAGTCCGACCCCGTCTCCCTCGCGTCGCAACGGACCCAGACGTTCACGGGGATCGAGAAGGTCGTCGAGGACTCGACCCCGACGACCGAGGACGGATATATCTCGCGAGGCCTCGACGCCTCTCACCGTCTCAAGTTCGTCGTCCCGTGTCCCGAGTGCGGAACGTTTCAAGAACTCGTATGGTCTCGCGTGAGGTGGAACGACGGAGACCCGACGACCGCTCGATATCTCTGTATCGAGTGCGAGTCTCCGTGGGAAGACGAGGAGAGGTGGAAGGCGGTCGAGCGTGGTCTATGGGTTCCCTTCCACGACGAACCGACGAAGACTCCGACTCCCGACCCCATGAGGGAACCTCACCTCGGGTTCCAATGGTCGCGACTCTATTCGAAGATCCACCGACTCGCGCCTCTCGCGAAGGAGTTCCTCGAAGCGAAGAACTATCCCGAGAAGCTCATGTCGTTCGTGAACAACGTTCTCGCGGAACCGTTCGCGGAGACGATCGACAACGTCGACCCGATCGCGATCAAGACTCGGAACGCGGACGACTACATTCGAGGACAAGTCCCTCGCGACGTTCAAGTCCTCACCGCCGGGATCGACGTTCACGACGACAACTTCCGATGGGTCGTTCGCGGTTGGGGGAAGCTCTCGACTTCGTGGCTCGTCGACTATGGATGGATCATGTATCACGGCGAACCCGACTTCGACGAACTCGAACGAACGATCTTCTCGGCGAGAGTGAAGGTCGACGGATCTCCGATCATGCCGTCGCTCGCATTAATCGACGCAAGCTATAAGCCGGCGACCGTGTATCCCTTCGCGAGAGCGAACGCGTCGAGGATCCGGGCGGTGAAGACGGACGGACAGATTCCGCAACCGTGGGTCCCGCGCTCTCACAAGAATCACGGGATCATTCTATGGCACGTCCGGACGAGCTACTACAAGGACTTGATATTCGGTCGCTTCACTCGGGACCCCCTCGAAGACGGAGCGATTCACTTCCCCGTCGACACGGGCGACGACTACTTCGACGAGTTGTTCGCTCAGAGGAAGGAACGGGTCACGAACCGACGGACGGGTCGCGTTCGTTACGAGTGGACGCTCAAGCGCGGAGTGAGGAACGATCACTTCCTCGACTGTGAGGTCTTGAACTTCGCGGCGGGGGATATGCTCGACACGACTTCGCTCGGATCGGTCGACGCGCCGGGGCGCCTCGCGCCGGCGGAAGTTCGGCAACTCGAAGAAACGATCGAGAGAATCGAGGGGGACGACTGGATCGAGGACGCTCGGGGCGACTGGCTCGAATGGTAGCGTTCGGGCGGAACGCTCCAGAATAGCCGAAGAACGACGAATTCGGGGGGCGGAGATTCTATCGGGGGGTCTGGACTTTTCTCGTTCGTTGTGCGTTGCTAGATCGTAGGATCAAGAAACGAACAAACGGGAGGCCTCGAACCATGGCGACGCCGGCGGAACGTTTGCAGATCGTGAGGGACGCGATCGACGCCTTGATCACGGGACGGGTTCGGTCGTATACGATCGCGGGTCGGACCGTGACATACCTCGACTTGAAGGATCTCCGCGCTCAGGAAGAAATGCTCGCCGCAGAGGTGAGCGGGGGAGTCGCCGAGAACCTCGTCGAGTTCGAAGAGGTCCTATGATGAAAGAGCCGAAGCGCGGACGAGTCGCGAAGTTCCTTGACGAGTTGATCGAGACCGTCGCTCCCCGACGAGCGTTCAAGAGGAAGGCCGCGCGGTTCGCGTCGGAGTTCGCCTTCGCCTATTCGGGGGGCGGATACTCCGGCGCGAAGAAGAAGAGGACAACGGCGGACTGGATCCCCGGGGGAGGATCCGCCGACGCGGACACGCTCCCCGACCTCGAAGCTCTCCGCGATCGCTCCCGCGATCTCGTTCGGAACGACGCTCACGCTCACGGGATCGTCTCGACGATTCAGTCGAACGTGATCGGGTCCGGGATCAAGCCGCAAAGCATGATCCCCGGCGAGCTTCTCGGGATCGACGAGGAGACGACGGAGTTCATGAGGCGAGCGACCGAGAGAGAGTTCGCGAGGTGGAGTCCCTTCGCCGACGCGACGGGACGACTCGACTTCTTCGAGCTTGAGTCCGTCGCCTTCCGTCAAGTTCTGGAGAACGGCGAGGCCTTCCTTCTCCGACGAATGATTGACGACGACAGTCGTCGACCGTATTCGTTCGCGTGGGAACTCGTCGAGGCGGATCGGGTCGACACGCCGACGGGGACGAGGACGGACGACGACATTCGAGCGGGGATCGAACTCGGAGACAATGGCGCCCCCGTCGCCTACCACGTCCGGAAGACTCACCCGGGCGACTGGCCTATCTCGGGGACCTTGAGGACGAACGCGAACGTCGAGTTCGTTCGTGTCCCCGCCTTCGACGACGACGGTCGTCCGAACATGCTTCACCTATACTTCGCGGAGAGGCCGGGGCAGACGAGAGGCGTCCCGATCCTTGCTCCGATCCTCTCCCTCTTCCGTCACCTCGGAGCGTTCGTCGAGTCTAAGGTGATGAGAGAGCGAATCACCTCGGCGATCTCGATCTATATCGAGACTCCCGACGCGGTGAGCGCGGCGACCGCGAGAGCGACGGGGACCGACGCGAGCGGGAAGAGGAAGGAAGGGATTCAACCGGGGAAGATCACCTATCTGAATCCAGGGCAAAAGATGAGCGCCTTCAATCCCGTCACGCAAGCGGGGGACTTCGATATGTTCGTGAACTCGATCGTCCGAATGATGAGTTCGAGCGTCGGCCTCTCGTATGAACTCACCTCGAAGGACTACACGAAGACGAACTATTCGTCGGCGCGAGCTTCGCTCCAGCAGTCCTATCGGCAATTCCGAACGATGCAAGCGTGGATCTCGCGGAAGTTATGCTCTCCCTCGTGGCGCCTCGTGATCGAGGAAGCGATCCTTCGAGGGAGACTCTCGATCCCTCGCGACTTCGCGAAGACCTTCGACGACTGGGCGGCGGTCCGATGGATCTCCCCCGGTTGGGAGTGGATCGACCCCCTCAAGGAAGCGCAAGCGTCGAGAATCGCGGTTCAATACGGGTTCTCGTCCACGGTCGACGAGAACGCTTCGCGAGGGAAGGACGTAGACGCGACGCTCGAAGAAGAGGCGCGAGTGAAGGCGAAGCGCGAAGAACTCGGACTCTCCGACCCATACGCGAAGCCGACGACGGGGGGCGCTTGATCATGCCATATCCGAACGAACACGCCGCTCGCTTGAGGGATCCGGGAGAGTTCGATCCGAAGTCCTTCCGTCGCGTGAACGGCGGGACGATCTTCGGAACGATCAAGGTCCCGAAGACGGTCGCGGTGATATGGGGAAAGCTCAAAGGGAAGGCGAAGCCGTCCGACTCCGTGATCCCTCAAGCGCTTCGCTTCCCCGTGAAGAACTGGACGGTCGCCGAGGCGCGACGATGGATCAAGGAGAACAACGTGAAGACGAAGTCGTTCGAACCGGCCTCGAAAGAGAAGCAAGGCGAAGGAACCTATTCGGAGAGGATCCTCTCTCTCTCGAAGAACGGCGGAGTCGCCGAGCTTCCCCTCGGGGCGTTCCGTTGCTCGGAGGAAGAGGACCTCGGAGTCGAGGACTCGCGAAGGGACGAGGGAGCGTCGACGATGAGAATGAAGATCGTCGCGAACTCGGGTCGCGAGTTCTCTCACTGGTTCTGGAAGAAGCTCGTCCTCGATATGTCGGGAGCGAGGATCGGTCGACAAGACAAGCCGCTCTTGAGGGATCACGATCCGAAGAGGATCGCGGGAGCAACTACGAGACTATGGGTCGACGGTCGGGGGCGCCTCATGTCCGAGGCGCTCTTGACGGGAGTCACGGAAGACGGACGCGAGGCGATCGCTCTCACGGAAGAGGCCGGCTATCCCTGGCAATCGTCCGTCTATGTTCCACCGAAGCGCGTCCGCCTCTTGAACGAAGGGGAGTCCGTCAAGGTGAACGGAAGGAAGTTCGAAGGTCCCGGCGCCGTGTTCGAGGACTTCGAGATTCGCGAGGTTAGTCTATGTGCGCTCGGAGCCGATGAGAACACGAGCGCGGCCGCTATGGGCGAAGGGGGTCGGACGACGATCCGGTTCGTCCTCGGCGGAGAGACAGAAACGGAGGAAGGAATGAAAGTGCTAGAAGGCGAAGCGTTGAGCAAGCTCGACGGGACGGTCTTCGAGAACTCGGAGGCGGTCGCCGACGAGGATCCCGAAGAGACTCCCGAGGAGACCCCCGCCGAGGAGACTCCCGAGGAGACCCCCGAGGAAGAGACCCCCGAAGAGACTCCCGCCGAGGAGACCCCCGAGGAAGAGACCCCCGACGAGGGGGAAGAGGCCTCGCCTTCCGGCGGGACCCAGAACGTCGGCCTCTCTGGAGCCGCTGAGAGCGTCGAGGACGAACGCGAGCGAGCGATCGGGATATTCTCCCTCGCCGGAGATCTCGGCCTCTACAAGCTCGGAGAGGACCTCGTGAGAGAAGGCGCCTCGCTCGAAGAGGCGACCGACAAGCTCAAGGCCGCGAAGCTCGACTCGATCACGGACGGGGCGCCGAAGTCTCCGGGTCCGAACGAGACCGAGTCCCCTCCGTCGAAGAATGATCCCGTCTCGTTCGAGGACGAGATCCAGAGAGAGTGGGAGTCGAGCGAGGAGACGAGGGAAGAGTTCGGAGGATCCTTCGACGCGTTCGCCGCATACCGTCGAGCGGAGTCGAAGGGATTGATCAAGTTCTACTCTCGCGAAGACGAGAGCGAATGAGTCGCGACACGCGACAAGACAGAAGGGAGAATGAACCATGGCGGCACTCACCGACGACATAGTCCTCACTCAGGAGACGGGGGACTTCAACGAATACCCGATCGCGGCCGATACCTTGATCTACAAGGGGGCCGCAGTCGGGGACAACGGGAGCGGATACGCTCGACCCCTTGAGGCCGGCGATCGGTTCCTCGGACACGCGCTCGCAAAGGCCGACAACTCCGGAGGCGCGGCGGGAGACCTTCGCGTGAGGACCTACGGTCCGAACGTCTACCGTCTCAAGCATACCCTTTCGGGGGCGGCGATCACGGACGTCGGAACGGCGATCGCTTGTTCCGACGACAACGTGATCACGACAACGCTCGCGGGAAGCTCGATCGCCGGTCGTATCGTTCGATACGTCGAGACCGACACGGTGATCGTTGAGTTCACGCCGTGCGTTGATCCTTCGTGATCATAGAAGGGAAGACTCATGGCGGCACTCACTGAAGATCGAGTTCTCGTTCAAGAGACGGGGGACTTCAACGAGTACCCTATCGAGGCGGGAGCGAAGATCTATCGAGGCTCGTCGGTCGGGCAGAACGCGTCCGGATATGTGCGGCCGCTCATCCAGGGAGACCGATTCCTCGGACACGCGGTCGCTCACGCGGACAACTCGGACGGGGCGGACGGAGATCTCTCCGTTCGTGTTCATGGTCCGAACCGGTATCGACTCAAGGTCGTCGTCCCGAGTCTCGTCGCGGATCAAGTCGGGAACCTCGTCGGATACGAGAACGACAACGATCTCACGACGAGTTTTATCGGAGGCGCGTCGATCGCCGGTCGGATCGTTCGGATCGTCGACGTGAGTTCCGAACTCGCGATCGTCGACTTCTATCCGTGCGTTGATCCCGTGTGATCGAAGGAAGGGAAGACGTGAAGACCGAAGCGAAGAACAAGGATCGAACTAGAAAGGTAGAACAATGGCGAACCAGTATCCGGGAATAAGCACGAAGGGAATCATCGGGTCTTTCTACATGAAGCTCGAAGCCGTTCTCGGGAGCGGGTGGGCGAGCGCTCTCTCCGCAATGTTCGAATCGACTCAGGAGACCGAAACCTACAAATGGCTCGGGATGACGCCGGCGATCCGCGAGTGGATCGGAGGCCGACAGGCGAAGGGGTTCCGAGAGAACGGACTCTCGATCACGAACAAGAAGTGGGAAGGGACTCTCGCGGTCGAGGTCGACGATCTCCGTCGGGACAAGACTGGACAACTCGACGTGAGAATCGGAGAGCTTGCGACCCGAGCCGGCCAGCATTGGGAGAAGCTTCTCTCGATCTTGATCGACGAAGGCGCCTCGCGTGTCTGCTATGACGGCGAGAACTTCTTCGACACGGATCACGAGGAAGGCGACTCCGGCGCCCAGTCGAACCTACTCGACGCCGGGGACTACTCTCAGTTGAACGTTGTCACGCCGGCGAACCCGACTCCCGCCGAGTTCGTCGATGCTCTCATGGTCGTGATCCAGCATCAGTATTCGTTCCTCGACGATCAAGGCGAGCCGATGAACGGGAACGCGAAGAACTTCCTTTGCATGGTTCCCGTGAACTACTGGGCGGCGGCGGTGACGGCGGTCTCGACGAACATGCTCGCGGCCGGCGGTGCAACCGTCGACAACGTTCTCACGAAGCAAAACGCTTTCGACGTGAGCGTCGTTCCGAATCCTCGTCTTACATGGGACGATCAATTCGCGATCTTCCGGACCGACGGAGACGTGAAGCCGCTCATTCGGCAGGAAGAGGAAGGCGTAACGATGAAAGTCCAGGGAGAGGGATCGCCGGAAGAGTTCCACAACGACCGGCACCTCTACGGACTCAAGATGATCGGGAACGTCGGATATGGTTACTGGCAGTACGCCGTTCACGCGACGCTCTCGTGATCGTTCGAAGACCCGGGGACAAGGCGGCGACTTCGGTCGTCGCCTCTCCCCTTCTCTCGCACTAGGAAGGAAGACACAATGAGGCGCTCGACCTTGTCGGTTCTCGGGGCGCTTGTGATCGGGTGCGGAGTCGCGTTCGCGCAACCGACGGACACGCCGACCCCGACCCCGACCCCGACGCCTACACCGACGGACACTCCGACCGATACGCCGACCGACACGCCGACGGACACGCCGACGCCGACTCCCACGCCGACGCCGACGGATACTCCGACGGATACACCGACTCCGACTCCCACGCCGACGCCGACGCCGACTCCCACGCCGACGCCGACTCCGACCCCGACTCCGTTCGCGGAGATCTCGGGGGCGGCGACGACGACGGTCTCTCCGACCCCGAACGCCACGGCGGGAGTCTACTCGTTCACGACCTCACAACGGAAGATCTTCGTCTCGAACCTCACGGGACAAACGGTGATGATTCGAATCAATCAGCTATCGAGCGCGGCCGCTCACGACCTTCTCCTCGCGAGTGGGTCGTCCGTCGTGATCGACGTCGATCTCGTCGGGATCCGAAGATTGAAGGCGGTCTCGATCTGGTTCCCGTCGGGGGCGGACGTTTCGAAGCTTGTCGTTCGAGGACTCTGAGGAAGGAAGGACCAAAGGAAGGACCGGAACATGAGAGAAGCGAAGAGAGTGAGACAGGAGAAGCAAGGGAAGGGAGAGGTCGTTCGTCTCGTCCTCACGGTCGAGAAGAAGATTCGCGGAGAGGTTCGGGAACCGGAGTTCGTTATGCTCGACGGTTGTTGTCGGGAGAACGTAACGGGGAAGGATATCTCGAAGGCGATCCAACTCGGACAACTCAAAGTCGTCTCGAAGCCGACGAAGACGGAACCCGACGCCGGGGAAGGGGAGACATGAACGGGAGTTCCGGTCCTCTCCCGTGTCTCCCCGAACGGGGCGAGGGAATGAACGCGTCGCGAAGGACCTCTTCGCTCGGACGAAGGCGACGCGAGAAGGAAGTCGACCGTCTCTCCGAGGAGACGGTCTCAACTTCGAGGAGTGAGAGGTGAGCTTCCGCGAGAACATGGTTCACGACTTCGAAGAGGTGATCTCGAATCCGGAAGAGTACGCTCGTCCGATCGAATACTTCTTCGACGACTCGACGAGCGAGACGTTCGACGCTCCCCTCTTCTTCGACGAAACGGAGCGCGACAACTACACGGGACAAGGTCGACAAGAGGCGTCGACCGCCGAGGTCGCGGTTCCATATTCAATCGTCCCGACCCCCTCGCTCGATCACTGGGTCGTCTTCGAGGGGGAGAAGTGGTTCGTCGTTTCGATAGACGACGAGGACAGGATCGCGGCCTCGCGGTTGCGACTTAGGAGACGAACGATCCGCGAACGTAGCGGCGAAGAGTTTAGGAGAACGGGATGAGCTATCCGATCGGAAGACCTCGCTTCGCGTATCCCTTCGGGGTCCCGGAGTTCCGTCCGAAGAACGACTATCCTCGGGACTATGATCCGCCGAACGGATTCGTCTCGGTCCTCGTTGCGGTCGAGGTCGAGATCGAGATCCCGATCGCGAATCAACAAGTCGTCCTCGACGACTATCCGTCCGACGACTACTCGTTCGAGGTTTGGACGGAGACGGGGAAGACGGGAACACAACTCACGGAGAGGACCGACGGAGGGACTCTTCTCCCCGACGAGTTCGCTCTCGACTGGGAGACGGGAACCGTCGCCTTCGCCGAGGAAGACGCGACTCACACGGTCTTCGCGAACTACTATCGAATCATGTCGATCGTTCAAGGAACCGAAGCGACCTATCTCGACGCGAACGTGAAGTTCATAGCCGACGGACTCTTGAACGGGTTCCTTCACGGATTGAAGTTCCGTCTCGATTGGGGCGCCGCGTCAAGCGTGAAGCTTATAGATATCACGGGAATGAGCGGAGTTCCGTCGACCGAAGACTTCGTCTTGTATGGCGGCGACGCCGGCGGAGTCCTCGACCATCCCTTCGGAATGAGAGGGGACGGACAACTCTTCGGCCTCGGACTTATGCCGGCGCTCGAAGGCGTCGGGAACATCGGCTCGACTTCCGATCCCGCGAACGTATGGGGCGGAGTCGGCGCGAACTTAATCGTCGCGAGGACGAAGATCGAATCTCCGTTGATCGAGGCCGTCGAGATACAAGGTCCCGCCGGTCTCGCCGTGAACATTGATCAAGGTCTCGTGATGACGGACGGATCGTTCCTTCTCGACGGAGACGACGCGAGCTTCGTCGAGATCACCGAAGACGGAGAGACGACGATCAACGCCTACGACGACGGAGGATCCGACGCTCGTATCGCCTTGAATATCGGAGAGCTTCACGTTACGAGACAAGGTGTTATCACAACCGGCGAAGACCCGGCTCACACGGAGACACACTTGATTCTCGCGCCGATGAGAGGCGACTTCGACTTCGGTCCGGGGGGCGACGTTTCGAACTCAACGAACGCGGTCGGATATGCTCTCTCCGACGGGGCGTTCCTTCAACTCTACGGGGCGAGGATTAAGCCGTTCCGAATCTTCGTCGAGTTCGAGACGACCGTCGGCGCCGACTACATCTCACAAGTTCGGTTGATATCGAGAGACCCCGACTCGATCACGATCCTTCAACTCTTCACCTCCGGCGCTCTCACTTGGGGACAAGGGGACACGGACTTCCACCGTGAGTTCTTGGACATATCCCCGGCGATCGGACTTCACCGGCCGGGGCGACTCTTCGGGGTCGAGATAACATGCTCGAACACGACCGCGAATTCGATCCGAGTCGGAAGCGCGTTCGTCGTGTGTCGATTCGCGTTCGCGTAGAAAGGCGAGATAATGACGGACGGACAAACGGTCGCGGCCGCAATCGGCGGACTCGTGACGGGGATCGGAGCGCTCGCGACGACGGTGAAGGTCCTCGCGAATCGGAAGAACGGGAGCGGACACTCGGCGCCGTGCGACTCTCTCGTCGAGGTTCTTCGGAAGCAAGGCGAACAAGACACGGCGATCGAGGTGATCAAGGTTCGACAAGAGAACGCGAACGAGTCGATCGAGAGGATCGAGAGGAACGTCGGGAGACTCGTCGACGGACTTCTCCAGAAGACGGACCCCGGCATAACAGACAGGAGGACCGAAGGATGAACGAGGAACGGACCGAGAGGAAGTTCGAGATCCGCGACGTGATAACGATCATTGGCGTGATCGTGAAGCTCGTCTCGTGGATCGCGAAGCATGTGAAGCGCGGGAAGAAGTCGAAGCTCGTCGCGTGGCTCACGAAGAACGAGGACGCGGATCTCGTCGCGTTGATCCAGACGGACAAATGGGTCGCCGACATGAAGGAACTATTCGAGTTCTTGAAGAGGCTCTTCAAGGATCCGATCGAGACGATCGAGGAACTCACGGACGGAGGATACTTCGTCGGCGAGGTCCTCTACCTCGGAGACGCCGAGGAAGCGCTCATCTGGATCGAGACGTTCGACGAAGAGAAGCGCTTCGTCGGGATCATGCTCGACGGAGCGGACGACTTGAACTTGTGAGGTGAGGAGAATGGTCGGGTCTGGATTCGGATCGCCTCTTCGACAACCGATGGACGAAGCGCTCTCGATCAACGGGGGCGCCTCGAACATTTTCACGACCGAGATCCGTCTCAATCTATTTTGTCGCGCCGCGTGGAAGGTACAAGTCGCGAACGGTCCGGACCCGACCTCCGCTCCCTGGATTGAATACGAGGACGAGATCCCGTGGACGGTCCCGAGCGGGGACGGATCGAAGACCGTGTCCGCTCGATATCGTCTCTTCCCCGGAAACTATTCGACCATAGTCGAAGCGACCGCGACGCTCGAAGAGAGCGACCTCCCCTTCGTGTCCGCTTGTGATCTCGCAATGGAGAACCTTCAAGACCTCGTCGCGAATTGCGAGTCGTTCCAGGATTGGACGGGGACGGTCTCGGCGGCCGAGGCGTTGTCCTATGTGAAGCGATACGTCTATCCGATCCCGCTCGTCCGGCCTTACGCGTTGATAACCGAGCTTCCCGATTGCGACGCGGAGTTCATCGGGGCGGGACCGAAGAGAGTCTTCGAGCATACGGGCGGACTCTCGCTCATGTTCGAGGCGGATCCTCAGAACACGACTCCCCCGATCGACTGGGAACGAGAGTGCTTACTCTTCAATCTCGACGTGGGGAAGATCGTCGCCGAGATGAAAGAACTCTCGTGTCGTCCTCGCGACACGGGTCCGTCGTTCCTTTGTATCGAGAGACTTGAGAAGTCCGTTCCGACAATGATCCCCGACGAGGACGAACTCGTCGAAGGGAACACGGACGACCTAAGCTTGAACGTAGCGTTCAACGTCTACTGGAGGTGATCCGATGGGAGATCAAAAAGTCTACTATCTGTATTCGGTCGCGCTCGGCGCGTCGATCGTGAATCAAACGAGAATGGAGCGCTTGAACCCGGCGATCTCCCTCACTCGTCAAGGCCACGGCGGACACGTCGACGACAACTTCGCCGCGATCGCCGCAGCACAACCGGCGATCCAGTTCTCGACGACCGCGATCGCCCGGGCGTTGAACACGCTCGGCGATATCAACGGACTCGCGATCACGACGACCCCCTTCGACGCGTTCTTCTATCAAGGCGAACTCGGAGGAACTCGCGCGGCCTCGGGGCACCTCAAGATGAGCTTGTCGAAGGGGATCATTGTCCCGACGACTCTCCGCGCTCCACATAATCCGCCGGCGACGATCGACTATCAAGCCGTCGGCAGGATGGACGGGGAGAACTCTCCGCTCTCGATCGCGGGGTCGGTCGTCCCGGACGTAACTCTCGATCCTTCTCAATTCTGCGCGGGACCCGTCGTGATCAACGGGACGGAACTCGACGGAGTCCAGGATATAACCTTGAACTTCGGAATCACTCTTGAGATCCGATCGGATAAGGGGAACGTTTGGCCTCGATATGTCGGGATCCGTCGACGGGTTCCGACCGCGACGGTGAGGTTCACGAACTCGGAACACTTCGTCGGAGTCGTGGATCCGGACGGAACCGCGATCACCTCGGCGACGGCGGTCTATCTCCGAGCGGTCGAGCAAGGCGGAACGCGTGTCGCGGACGCAACCGCCGCACATATCGAAGCTCTCTTCGCCGAGGGGATCGTCACGATCGGAGACGCGAACGCAACGGAACCGAACCCGTTCGACAACTCGATCACGATCTCGCCGAGGATCGACTCGGGAGCGGACCCGGATCCGATCATACAGTTCGACACAACGGCGACTCTTCCATGAAGTTCGCGTTCTTTCTAATCATTGCGGCGGCGATCGTTGCGGGTCTCCTGTATCGGGAGATCGACAAGCGCGAGCGCGGGAGGTAAGAATGGCGCCCCCTCGATACTTCGTTCCCGGCGACTTCCCGAACGTGGTGAACGTCGATCTTCTCATGGGAACGCTCGAAGAAGTCGGCCTCGACTATATCTTCGACACGCGAGCGAACGCGCTTCTCTGTTCTCGGAAGGTTCTCTCGAACGGACCGAGCGGGGGACCCGGGATCGTGATCGTCTCGACGCCTCGCGGGAAGTCCAGAGTCGAGGACGCCTTCGGATACTTCCCCGAGCGGCAAGAGTGGACGGAGGAGAAGGAAGGCCGGTTCTGGATCGGAGTCGAGAACGAGGATCCGCCGCAGTCGTCGGACTTGCTCCGATACGATCCGATCCCGGGTCACTGGGTCCGATTGAACGGGGGCGGCTCTTGGATGATTCCGCTCGCGAGAGTCTATCCTTCGGGAGTCTCGAATCTCCCGACGGTCGTTCTCCCCGAGGACGACGGGTCGATCTCGTATGAGGTAAAGTCGGAGTTCCGTTCGATCTCCGAGGCGGCGGACAAGTTCGCCTCGTTCTTCTTCGGGACGATCGACGAGGACGAGCTTCGAGAGACGGGACAAGTCTCGATCCCGACCGATATCGGAGACGAAGAGTTCGCGAGAGTCGCGGTCGAAGCTCTCGCCTTGAACTATCGAGTCTCTCCCTTCGAGGTCCGTGTCCTTGAGCTTCTCACCGTCGACGATCTCCGCGAGGTCGGACTCGCGCTCGTCGATTGGCCGACCGTCGTCGCCATGGTTCACGCCGCAAAAAAAAAAGGGGACTCTTCCGACTCGCCGAGATCCGGTGGAAGTGGGACCTCTTCAAGCGAAGACTCTATCGACCGACCTTCGGAGAACTTGAGGTGATCGAGAGACTATGTCTGTACCGAGAATAAAGATCTTGATCCGAGAGAAGGGAGTCCCGAAGCAACTCGTCGGGAAAGCTCTCACGAGAATTCTCAAGGCCACGATGCAAGACACCGGGCGATCGTGGCATTCCGAAGTTCTCCCTCTTCACTTCGACCCACAAGCTCATCGAGTCTACGGATACCGCGAGCGCTCGCCCGGTTGGGTGAAGAGAAAGAGAATGAGAGGGATCCGCGAGCAACTTGTTTGGACGGGGAACATGAGAGCGCAAATGGTACACCGAAGGAAGGTCTCGGGATCGAGTAAGAAAGTCCGAGTCCGAGTCCCCGCTCCCCCTCACCTACACTTCCACAACAAGGACGACGAGGTCGGTCGTCTCTCGTCGAAGGACGAGGCGCTTCTCCAGAAGGCCGGCGACGCCGCGCTTCAAAAGAACCTCGACGAAGTCGTCGACTCAATGCAAGAAGAGATCGAAGAGATCACGAGGTGAACCTATGCCGGGTAATTACGAGATGGTATTCAAAGGGGAAGAGGCCGACCTCGTGAACTCGTTCCTCAAGATCAATCGACAATTCGACCAAGTCAAGACGCGAGCGACGGAGTCGACTCGGCGAACGCGAGAGTCTCAAGGCGCGTTCCGTCAAATGGGGAACGAGGTCGCGGGAAGTCTCTCGTCTATGGTCGCCGGGTTCGTCTCGATTCAAACGGGGATCCAGGAAGTCCAGAGAATGTGGCAAGACTGGAACCGGCAGATCGAGGAGACGGGGGAGTCGATAAACAACTTCACGAACCGACTCGTCGGTCTCACCTCGGGAAGAGGCGATCCGATCTCCGAGGTCGGTCCTCGGATCCTGGAGATCGGGGAGCGCTTCGGTATGTCGCAACAACAAATCCTCGAAACATACGACGCCGCCGGCGGTGCTATGCCGTTAGCTTCGACGGAACAGATCTTGAGAACGTTCGAGGCCGGCGCCCCCTTCGCCGCGCTCGGACTCGATCCGAGGATCGCGGTTCGTGCGATGGGTCTTCAACAACGGTTCGCGCCTCGTGGCGCCGACATTGATCCGATGGAACAACAGAACTTGATTCTCGCCCAGATGCAACTAGCCGGCGAGAACGTTGAGCAGTTGACAAGTCAACGAGCGATCCGCGCTCAATTCCAGATGCAACGCCTCGGCTTCGAACCTCGCGAGATCACGGAGATCATGCTCGCCGCGTCTCAAGCGGGAGAGCGTCCCGCGACGATCACGACCCAGATCGCGGGGGTCGCCGAGATGGGAGTTCAAGCGCCGAGGCCTCTCTCGCGAGAGCAGCAAATGGACCCGAGAGCGAGACAACGCTTCGACGTTCTCACCCGGTATTCTCAGATGAGTCGAGAGGATATCGCTCGGAACTTGCTCGTCGATCCCGAGGGACAAGAGTTCCTTCTCGGACGAGAGGCGGTCGCTTCAATGAGAGCGGTCGCGGACGCGAGACAAGTCGTCGCGCCTCTTCTCGAAGACGCGCTCGCGGGAGACCTTCTCGCGGAGACACGACAACAGATCGAAGAGGATCCTCAAGCGCGACTCGCGGAGAGGTCTCGACAAGCGAAGGCGCGGAAGGATATCGCTCCCCTTCTCGGGGGAGAGGCCGCGACGGAGAGACAAGAGATTCAGACGTTCATAGAACAAGAGGCCGCGAGAGAACAACGGGCGATCGAGGCGGGGGAGATGCACCCTTCCGCCGCTCGATACACTCGCTTCGCTCGACGCGTCGGGATCGCGGCGGAAGGCGTCGCGCCGAGAGGGATCGGAGGCGTCGCCGCGCTCGGGGTGGGAATGGCTCTCGCTCCAGGGATCGGAGCGGGAATCGGGCTCGCCGCTCAAGCGGGAGCGCAATCGAGAATGGTTCGACAACACGAAGCGAGGTTCGGGTTCGGGGCGGCGAGTGCGGGTGGAGCGGAAGACGCGTCGACCGAGGCCGGTCGTCTCGCGGAGAACTTGAAGCAAGTAAACGACGAGGTTCAAAAGACGATCCACGTCGGACACGGGATCTCGATCCCCGTGAGGGAGTAGATCATGGCGAGCATAGGTTCGATCAACTTCGTCGCGCTTGACTGGAGTCGATCGGAGCAAGCGGAAACTATGCGCGAAGTCACGCGACCCGGATCGAACGGGGTCGCCTTTCAACGTATCGGACAACGGTCGAGGCCGACGAGAGGAACCACGTTCGCAGACTACGCGACGAAGGAAGAACTCGAATCCCAGTTCGTCGAATACGCGAAGCTCAAGGGGACACTTCAAGATATCGTCGACGACTTCGGGAACGTCTATATCTCGGTTGCGATCCTCGACGTGATCGCGTCCGACGAGTTCCGAGTGATCACTCCGAGCGGCGGACTATCGAGCGGACAATGGGTCCTCGTCGCGGAGTGGATCCTACAAACAACGAACACGAACAAGGTCACGCCGTGACGACAGAACTTCCCCCGATCCAGCTATCGAGCCGAGACTATCGTCTCAACTGGGAGACCGACGCTCCCTCGGGAACGGTCTTCCGAGTCTATCGAGACGGAAGCTTGATCGGGACAACGATCGAGACGTTCTTCGACGTGTTCGTCGAGAACCGACCCGGAGAGCGATCGGTCTTCGAGATACGCGAAGACGACTCGCCTCCGGTCTACAATGTTCCGGTGAGCTTGTCGTTGTGGTGGCAGGGATCCCCCGACGCTTCGAGGTATCGTGTCGAGAAGTGGAACGGGGTCGACTGGGATCTTCTCGCGGAAGTCTTCGAAGAGGGAGCGCCGGTCTACAAGTACAAGACCGAGCCGCTTGAGAACCTCACGGAACACACGTTCCGAATCGTTGCGATCGACAAGAGCGAGAACGAGTCTCCCGATCCCTTCCCGATGACGATCTACACCGCACAACGTCCGGCCTCGCCGACATGGGACGGGGTCTGGAATCCAGGGACCGGAGAACTACAGATCACCATTACTTGAGGGAGGTCGAGATGAACTTGAAGATCAATCGCGAATGGGTGAAGCCGAACGGGTCGCTTCTCTTTCGAGGAGTCTATGAACTCGAACACGTTCGATATCGAGACGTGTCGAGGAAGGACCTCGGACTCGAAGCGAACTTCGGGAAGTGGGAGGAAGAGAACCTCGTCGTCGCCGAAGGGATAAACCGGATCTTCGACGTAATGTTCCACGCGGACACTCAGGTTACGACGTGGTATCTCGGATTGATCTCCGGGGCGACCGCTCCGATCGACGGAGACACGCTCGCCTCTCACGGGTTCACGGAGTACAAGAACTACACCGGCGACCGGAAGGAATGGATCGAAGGCGCCGCGTCGAACAAGGTGATCGAGACCGCGACTCCCTCTCAGAGAGCGGAGTTCGACTTCACGGAGACGATCGAGATCACCGGCGGTCTACTGTGTTCCGTCGAGACGGGAGACGTGGGAACGCTATTCTCCGCCGCTCTCTTCACGACCTCGCGAACGTTGAACGACGGGGACACGCTCCGACTCAACTACAAGCTCACCGGATCCTCGACGTGATCGGAGGTCGGAACCTTGCCGGACGAGAAGACTCACGGCGACTCGGTTCGATGGTATCTCTCGGGAGCGACCTTCGACGGAGAAGAACAACTCGACCCGAACCTCTCACTCGGGAACTATCGGTCTTCGACTGAGGTTCGAGAGATCGGGTTCGAGCCGTTCTCTATGTTGTCGGGTCTCACGATCGAGCGCGTCTCCGGGGGAGTGGGTCCCGGAGGCGCGGTCCTTCGTGGCCTTCCTCCGAACCGACTTCGCTTCAAGGCGCCCGGGGGAGACTACGGGAACACGGTCGAGATCGGGGTCGGAGAGACGAAGGTCGTCGAGGACCGATATCGAGAGACCGCGTTCCTTCGCGTTCGACGATGGGGGACAACGGACCTCGACGGATCGACGCTTCTCCGTTGCGCTCGTCGATACGGGAACGCGATCGGGATGAGCGATATCTCGGACGCGGAACGGGCGGCGGGAGTCGAGAAGGTTCGAGCGATCGTCGCGAAGGTCGAGTCGTCCTCTTCGGTCGAAGTCGAGATCTGGATCCGTCCCCTCGCGGATCCCGTCGTCTCCGATCAAGACTATCTCCCCGCGACGGGGACGGGGACGATCGAGACGAGCGAGGACCTCTCCCTCTTCCGACCGTTCGGGTTCGCGAGAGTCGAGACCTCAGTCGGAGCGCTTCGCGAGATCGTGTTCTATTCGGGGGACCTCTCGAACGGGAAGCTCAACGTTGTCGACTCCGCTCACCGTGGACTCCTCGGAACGACCCCCTCGGCGGGAGCGTTCGACGACGTGATCTATCCGGTTCCCGGACTTCGAATCTCCGGGGAACCTCCGGTCGGAGGGAAGTTCGAGGAAGTCCCGAACGAGAACACTCTCCCGACGGGTCCGTTCATCTCGTGGAGATCGGGGATCTCGCCGACTCCCGGTGAGTCGGTTCAATTCGGAGGAATGGCGCCCGGGGAGATCAAGGCGCTTTGGATTCGACTCACGCTTCCCCCGATTGCCGGGTCGACTTACATGAGCGACGTTGAAGCTCTCAACTCGCTCGAATACTCTCTCTTGTCGAACGGGTGAATCATGGCGCTTTACATTGAAGCGATCGAAGAGACGATGAGCTTCGACGACGACCCAGTCCGAAGCTTGATCGCGAACAAGCGGAACGACGAGACGTTGAACATGATCGACGAACTCGTTCACTCTCTCATCGTGAACGAGGAGAACGCGGAAGCGATCGCGCTCGTCGACGAGCCGGTCGGAACGCTTCTCACATATCCCGAACTCGACGAGTCTCTTCTCCTCGATCCAGAGGAAGACGACGACCTCGTGTGGTGGGCGGAACTCAACGAGCCGCTCATGTTCCCCGTCTCGTTCCCGGCGAACTACGAGTTCGAAGAGTTCGTCGAACTCACGGTGAGAGTCGAGGAAGATCTCGAACTCGACGCCGAGCATGAACCGAACAAGGTGATAAACGAAGAGAGCGCCGAGGCGTTGAACATGATCGACGAGGTCGACGGAGTTCGGACGGTCGACTTCGAAGAGGCGGAGACGCTCGCGCTCGTCGACGACCCGGACGCGTTCGCGTTGATCTTAGGACATAGGCTCGAAGGCCGACACCGGATAGAGAATGAGGACCTCGACCGATACGAGGTCTTCGTCGGAGTCGACGAGCTTCCCGACCTTCCCGACGATCCAGTGAACGAACCTCCCGACGCCGTGTTCACGGGGACGAGCGGAACCGTCCCGCTCACGCTCGACGCCGAGAACTATGTCGTCGTGAGGAAGAGGGATAAGTCGGGACTCGTCGATCTCGGGAACGACGCGAAGGTCTATCGGATCGACGCGTCGGGGAACCTTGTCGCGCCCCGAGCGACTCCGCCTTCCTTCGTGTCTCTCAGAGGTGCGGCGGACGGAAACATATTGATCGAGGCGGAGTACAATCCCGCCCCCGACGATCCCCCCGCGAATCAATGGCAGATCTATTTGACGGACGACGGGAGCGATCCAGTCCTCGAACCTCCCGAGGCGCCGTGGGATCTCTACGCGGGGGGGGCGATGGATCCGATCGGAGAGGATCCGCAACCGATCAAGCATCTCTCGTTCACGACGGTCGGACCCGTTCCTCCGGGCGGCGGCGGTTGGCCGACGGGAACCGTCCTCAAGGTCGTCGTCGGGACCTTCCCGACGGGACATATCGGGTGGAGAGGAATCGGACATTCTGAGATCTACACATGGACGATCGACGCCGAAGGATTCGACGTTGAAGACGCGGACATATCAATCGGAGGGAACGTCGAATGAGCGTGATCGAAGGGAACCCGGCCGCAGTATCCGGAGACTTGCTCGATCGGTTCTCGGGATCCGTTCTCGTCGCGGACTCGTGGGGCGGTCCGTGGTTTCAAGTCTCGTTCCTTCACCCCGTCGCGTTCAATCATGTGATTGCCCCCGAGGTCTCGTCGGCTTCGTTCGTCTACGACTACGGGGTCGTGAAGCGTGAGCCGTTCCCGTTCTTCGGGATCGGGGGTCCGATAGATATCGGGAACCTCTTCGTCCGGATCGTCGCGTCGAACTCGTTCGCTTCGTTCGATCTATGGCAGGGATACATCCCGGACTCTCATCTCGCTCTCATGGGGAACGATCAAGACGCCTCCGGAGAACAGACGATCACCGCCTATGGGCTGGAGTACCTTCTCACGAAGACGAAGATTCTCGAAGCGTGGGCGGTCGTCGATCGAAGGAAGGCCGACACGGTTCAACTTCTCGACTACGTTCCACAGTTCAACAACTCCGCGATTCGAGGGATCTCGGAGAACACGCTCGGAAACAAGGCGCCGATTCCGGTCGACGTGGGAGGCGTCGGTCCGGTCTGGGCGTGGAAGTTCTCGAACGATCGCGCCGAGGTTCAAACGTGGAACGCGACAAACTGGATCGACAACTTGATCTCGTGGTATCTCAAGGACCTCGGGTTCCCCCTCGTGATCGGGGGGGCGATTGAGCTTCTCGATCTACAGGAACCGATGAACCGGGTCGACGGTATGACCGCGTGGGAGTCGATCGCGTCGGTCGCGCCTCGGAACCGAGGGATCGCGTTCTCGATCCGTCCGTCGTACCCGGGGACTCCCACGCTTTTCGTCTCGTCCGTCTTCCGTGAACCGTTCGAACTCGGGGGGGTCGAATACCCGGGGAACCCGGAAGTCTACGACCTCGACTTCGACGCGGCGATCGACCTCGATCGAGCGTCGATCTACTTCACGACTCAAGACCGATATCGAGAGGTCGTTGTTACGGGCGACCTTGTTCGGTCCGTGTTCACTGGGAACGTCGACGCGGCGAACTCGACGGGGAACGTCTTCGGGAAGGGATGGACGCCGCTACAAGAGGCGGAGTATAAGCTCACGGGAATCACCCCGAGCGGGTCGATATGGGAGAAGCGTCAAGCATACGACGAAGCGCGAGCGCGATTGAAGACGGAGAGAGAGAGGCCGTTCACATACTTTGTCTTGAACCCGTCCTTCTCCGGACTCGTGAACGGAACGTCGATCTTCCCGGCGATCATAGACGACGGGTCCGTCGACTTCGATGAAGTCGTTTGGCCGGCGAACGGAACGACCGGATTCATGAGATCCCTTCCGCTCCCCGAGGGAGAAGGGAATCCTCTCTCGTCTATGTCAGACATGAGGCGACCGTTCGGAGTCGTGAAGAACGTCGGCGACGCGGAGTATATTATCGGCGACGAAAAGTTCCGGTATCTTCACGACATTCGACTCCAGGGAGTCCCGAGCTTCTCGCTCCGACTCGTCGACAACGAACACGCGGTCGAGCTTCCCGACGCGGGTCACTGGTTCGCGCTCAATCACTGGGATCTCGGAGACCCGGCGGATCAAGACAAGACGCTCGTCTATCCTCAATTCGACTACGACGAATTACTCTTCACGGTTTGCACTCGACTAGATCAACGCGTCAAGGTGAAGCTCGCGATCTCGGAGAACGAGAGCGACCCGGTCCTTCGCCTTCACGTTCCCCGCGCTCAACTCTGGATCCTTCACCCGGACACTATCATCGACCTCACCGAAGAGGGAGATCCGATCTTCGCGACGGACGTTTATCCGAACCCGTTCCTTCGGGACGATACGGACGTTCTATGGAACGTCGCCGCGCTTGCTCAAACGTGGTACGACCGGAAGAGGACGCTCACGCGTTATCGAGTCCGAGGCCTTTATCCTCATATCCCAGTCGGCGCCATGATCGGAGTCGGATATACCGGCGGATATTGGGCGGAGATCAATACGATCGTCACGAAGAAAGAGTATTCGTTCACGGACGAGCCGAGCTTCACCGTCCAGACGGGATACGCGAATCTCGACGTTGTCGGGATGGGTCGCGAAGGTCGGTCGTCTCGGGAGTCGGTCGATACGCGGATCCCCGAGTCGCCGACGCTCGGCGCCGTGATCCGACAAGGGAACGAGAGGAACGAGAGGATCGACAAGATCGACGACAACACGAAGAACCTCCCCGTCCAGATCGGGGGCGGACAATGGTCCGGGGGCGCCGAGACCGGTCTACACTGGCACGACGGAGCGACCTCGAATCACTCGCTCGTCCTCGAACGAACCACGATGGAATCGGAGGTCGACCCCGACGCAACGCGAGCGAAGCTCGGACACTATCTCGACGTGGGTCTCAATCGGTATTGCGCGATCCGTGCGCTTTGGGGGTGAGCCGTGGGACTCTGGCAGGAACCGAGAGTCTACCAGTCGAACGAGAGACTTCTCATCCCCGGCTTCAACTACGGACTTCACTTCTTCCCGACCGACTATCAAGCGGCCGCGCAACTCGCGAAGCCGATGTTCGCCTTCGACCTCGACGACTGGTTCCGACCTCCGACCGTGAATCCGTCGCTTCTCTTTTGGCGGGACATGATCAACGCGAGAGCATACGACGCCGGGGTCACGCTTCCCGCCGACTGGTTCACGTCGATCGCGCTTCCGAAGTATGGATATCCGATCGAGGACACGCTCGACCGTCTCGCCGACTTTATCAACTATGTGATTGACCCGATCCGAGCGGCGGAAGGTTGGCGGCAGTTTGAATATCAACCGAGCGACTATCGGAGAGACACGACGGACGGAGTTACGGGGGCGACGGAGTTCTATCCGTCCGCTCGATACCCGACCGACGTTCGGATCGCGACGGAACTCTATCAGAGTCCAACGTTCCCATGGACGAAGGTCCTCCTCAAAAACGGGATCGGAACTCGATACTATGAGAAGTGGGACTTCGATCCGCCCGGAACGGCGGGATGCCACGGTCGACCGATCAAGTCGCCGAGCGATATGTGGGGCGTGGTCGGAGGTCTCTTCAACGACTTGAAGGCGCGACTCTTGTCCATGGCGCCCCCATACGACTTTAGCGATTCGGGAGGTCCCGCGTTCAATGGTTACCGGTGGGAACTCGACTACTTCACCGGCGGGACCGCCTTCCCCCCGGTCTCTCCCGAGATCGGGTTCGAGATATTCTACAACGTCGACTCGACACGCCAACATTATTGGGAGGCGTTGTCGTGGTCTCTTCGTCGAACGTTCATGACATACACGTTCCCGATCCCGAGCGATCAACTTCCGACCCAGAACTTCGAGGTCCGACTCGAACTCGACGGGATCGACTCTCTCGCTTCGAACTATAACGCGTGGGCGAGTACGTGGGGGAGAAACTGGGTTATCGAGATATGGCTCGTCGATCCTTCGTTGTCGTCGGGAAGTTCCGGCTTCGACCTTTGGGATTCGCCGTGGCTTGAGATCACGCCGGGATTCACCCCCTACCAGATCGGACAAGTCACGGCGGAAGAGATCAAGGAACGGATCGACGCCGGGATCTCGACGATCCCTCTCACGCTCACCGAAGTTCCGGTGAACGACGCCGGATATAACCGAGCGAACTTCCTTCTCAAGATGAGTTACGACAAGACGCGAGCCGGCGCCGGCGGTTCGTTCGACTACGCGTTCTCGGACGTTTCGATTCACGATCTCCCATGGTGCGACGTTCGCCACAACTACGACTTAACGTGGTGTTGCGATCGTTCATACTGGGTCCCGCCGCAGCAGGGCTGGACGTGGTGCGTCTCCCCTCATCCCGACCCATACGGGAACGATGTTTGCGCTCCCGGTTGTATCATGGGCGTTACGGGAAGTCCGATCAAGGATTGGTGCAGGAACCCCGAGACGGGGTGGGGGGGATACGCCGAAGGAATCTCTCTCAATACGGGAACGGACTCGCGTCTTCGCGTCGCCGTGTACCGATGGTACAAGGAACTAGTCGGCCTCGACTTCGAGCCGTGATCGTCCCCTCGGAAGCCGACGAGACGCCGAGTCGGGGGGGGGCGAAGGGGAGCGTTCCGGGGGGGCGTGATCCAGACGGTCGCCGAACGGCGGTTCCGGAGCCGAATTCGGCGCCGAATTTTTGAGCGATCGGGGCGCCGTTTTCGCTTGACACGACCCCCTTGAACGGCGGCAAAATATGAACATGCTCAAGCTCACGATACAAACAACGACCGACCGACGGAAGGGAGGCGACGCCGACAACTCTCTCAGAGATCCCGAGACGACGATGAACCCGAACGACAAGGAGACGACGATGAACACAACGACGACGATGAACCGTTCAATCTTCGCAGGAAGAATCAAGCCGACGAACAAGTTCCGAAGAGAAGAGATCATTCGACAAGCGCGGAACATAGACGAGCTTCACCTCGCGCTCCCTCGCGCTCACACGAGAGGCGCGATCGACTCATGGCAACGCGAGAAGATCTCGGAGTCGCTCGACGAGGCGAAGAGAATTCTCGCGGCCGCGCTTCTTTACCTTGAGATGAACCCGAAGAGTGGTCTTCGTCCGACGCTCGTCGACGGAAGGATCCGCGACGCGAGAGCGTTGATCGGAATCGCGTGGCCACAAATCCGAAGAGGTTCCGACTTGACGATCGACGAGAACGGATTGATCGTCGACCGCGACGAGGTGTAGACCGATGAACGAGACGACGAACTCGAACACGGAAAGAGAGACGACGATGAACACGACGAAGACGAACCGCATTCCCACGACGAAGACGACACGCCGCGCGAGCTTCGGCAGAACTCGGAAGGCCTTCCCGAAGACGGTGAGCGGACGAAGCGTCGTTCCGATGGACGACGGCGACGCCGAGATCTTGATCACGAACCTCGACCGGATCTCCGACCTCGCGAGAGACCTCGCTTCCGCAATGAGAGAGAGTCGCTTCCGCGAGGATCACGTCGAGGACTATCTCGAAGGACTCGACGCCGACAAGGTCGTCGCGTGGCTCGAAAGAGTCGCGAGCGACGGACGCTTCGTGAAGGCGGTCTTCGAGGACCGAGCGCGGGACGCGTGGCGAGACCCCGTCAACTAGGGAAGGGGAGAGACGACGATGAGGAACACGCTTCACCGAATTCGAGTCGGCGGGACGATGAGGACGGGACGGGGGAAGAGGAAGTCGGTCGTCCTCGTGAACGCGAAGAGGATCCCCTTCCTCTCCGGCGAGTGCTACGTCGGAGAAGAGTACGGACACCGGTTCTCGGTTCATGTGGTCGACGTTGCTCTCGTGAAGAGAGTCGAAGAACTCGACGTGATCCGAGGCGAACTCAAGACGGTCGGAACCGTCCAACTGTAGAGGGAGAGACGACGATGAAACAACCGACAATGAAGCACGACCCGAACACGATCCGACGCGGACTCGAAACTCTTCAACGCCGAGTCGACCGAGCGCTTCTCATGATCGAGGAGAAGGACACGTTCGCGAACGCGTCTTCTCGACGCGAGGCGATCTCCGTGAACCAGTGGGACTGGGATCGACTCCGCAAGATCGACGAGCTTCTCGAAGAGGCCGCGACGGAGGTTCACCGACTCACGACTCGACGGTTCATGATCAAGCGCGGGATCGACGAACCTCGCGACGAGATCGAGAAGCAACTCGCGAAGGCGCTCGAAGAAGAGGAACTCCGAAGGACCTTCCGACCGGCGGTCGTCGACTTTGTCGAGGCGCTCGCCATGGGCGGAACCACGAACCTCGCTTGAAGGGAACGAAGCGTGAAGACGACGACACGCTCTCAGATCAACGACGACCGACTCCTCGCGGTTTATTCATCGTCGTCTCACCGCGAGTCGAGTCGGTCGTCTTCCTTTGAAGGAGACGACCATGAACGCGAAGCAACGACGGACACTCGAAGAGGCGAGAAGCGTGATCGAAGAGATCGCGAGCGAAGAGAGGGACAAGAGGGAGAACGCGCCGGAGAACCTCTACGACTCCGAGCGATACGAGAACATGGAAGCGAGCGCGGACCTTCTCGACGAAGCCGTCCAGAATATCGAAGAGGCGCTCGAATACTAGGACCCCCGAGGACCACAACGAACGGAGACGACGATGAACGAAGACACGACCGCAACCGAGACGACGAACACTTGCTCCCCGTATCGGGACCTCCCTCCCGAGACGACGACCGTGAACTCGTGGGCGACCTTCTGGGTCGAGCGAATTCGGAACATGATCCGAACCGTTCACGTCTACACGATGAGCGAACCGAACCTTCTCCGATCCGACCTCGACTTCCTCGACGTGCTTCGAGTCTTCGAGAGAACGATCCGCTCTCACTGGATCGAGTATCTCCAGGACCCGAGCGAGTTGAGACTCTCGATCCTTCTCGGACGGATCGACGACGGACTCGAAGAACTACGACCTCAACTCGAACGGAAGCTCGTCGGACTCGGGTCGAATTATCAAGTCTACGAGGACCGAGACACGATCTACTATTGAACGTCGGTCGGTCGCTCATCCCTCCCGAGCGACCTTCCACCGGGGCGAGCGTCGCGAGCTTGAGCAACTTCGACGCTCGCCCCGTCTCTTCTCACCATGGGGGACACGGAGGAACGGAGGAAGGCGGGACCGCGTCGACGCGAAGGACTGAGGAACGAACGACAGAAAGGCGACGACATGATCGAAGCGAAGGACCTTCTCGGAATGGAGATCTCAGAACTCGACCGGCTCGAAGCGTTGATCCCTCTCGTGAGGGAGCGCCTCGAACTCGAAGCGAAGATCGAGGCGGTCTATCTCAGGGAACCGAAGGCGAAGAAGACCGCGACGATCGACGGAGCAAAGGTCGAGCTTCCCGCCGGCAAGATCCCCGGGTCGCAACCCGACACAATGGTCGACGCGGCGAAGCCGAAGAACGAGGCGCCTCCCGAGGTCTCGGACGATCCGTTCCCCGAGGAGACGACGGAGGATCCTCCCCCTCGGAAGAAGACCTCGTCGCGAGCGACGGGAGCGGAGAAGGAAGAACTCATCGAAGCGACGAGCGACGCGATCAAGAACCTCGGAGAACCTTCTCGCGTGAAGACGATCGCGGAAGAGGTCGCGAGGATTCTCGTGATCGACGACCCGAAGTCGATCGAGGGGAAGATCAAGGGGATCTTGAGTCGGTCGCGAATGGACGAGAACGGACGGTTCGTTCTCGTGAGTCGCGGACTCTACTCGAACCGATAGAAGGGAGGAAGACGAACGATCAAACGAAGGCGAGCGTTCCCTCGCCGAACAACGAACAAGCGGACGAAAGGATTCACCATGGAGACGACAACGAACGACGCTCCGTCGTGCGTGGTATGCGGCGAGTCGAAGGTCTGGAGCAAGCAAGCGGAAGACTGGGTCGACCGACCGCTCGACCCGTGCGAGGAGTGCGGGGATCTCGTGTGCGAGATCTGTTCAACGGGGGGCGTGTGTCTCGACTGCTCTCTTCGGGAGAAGGTCTCGGAGGGAGAGGCCTCGCGAGAGGCGACAGGAGAGGCGGAGAGCGACGATCCCTTCTCGGGGGACGAGGACACGGGGGGCGGGGAGAAGTCCAGGGAGACGGGACGAGAGGCGCCTCAAACGGGACCCGACGAGATCGAGGTCGATCTCGATCCTCCCTTCGAGGAGACGACGACGATCGACGGGGTCCCGATCGACTCGACAACGCCTCTCGACGAGTGGGTCGACGAGGACCCAGAGGACGACGAGGACGACCTCGATCCCGAGCGCCTCAAGGATACCGCCGGGAAGCTTGAGTCCGTCTCCGTCGATCCTGGAGCGTCTCAAGAGGCGTTCGTGATCAACCCGACGAAGACGCTCTCGGGAGCGTTCTCGATCCGTCCGAAGGACCGCCTCTCGCGGATCATGTCGGAGGTCTTCTTCGCGGTCGACTGGATCGACCGAGAGGACCTCTCGGGGAGGGACGCGGTCCGAGCGCTCTCTCCCTGGATCTTGAACCTCGTCGATCTCGCGATCGAGTTCTCCGCGTCGGAGATGGAAGGGAGGGACTCATGAACGATCACACGGTATCGAGAGAGTGGGCGACCCGTCCGGACGATCAACGGTTCCTCTCCCTCGGAGAGCTTCGCTCGGCGGTCGAGTCGAGGCGCGAACGTTCGAGGGAGATCCCGACTTCGATCGTCGAGATGGAATGTCTTCCGACTCCCGACGGTTCGATCGAGATCGCGACCGACGCGGGATCCTTCGAACCGACGAATTGGTCCTTCGGACAACTCTCTCGCCTCGCGGGGGCGCCTCCGAGGTATCTTCGAACGCTTCCCGCCGAGCTTGCGTGTCGGAACCTCGACGAAGGTCTACGCGTCGCGCCTCGAACCGCGAACGTCTTCCTCGCCGAGCGACGGAAGGGAGCGCGACAACGCCTTCGGGCGATCGTGTCTCCGAGGTATGGTCGGGTCTGGGATTCGGAGATCGTCCGAGAGGTCGAAGCGTGGAACGATCGCAACGGGAACCGATGGACGATCCCCGGCGCGACGTATCAAGGGACGGACCCGAAGCGAGCGACGACTCTTTACGCGTCCGACCGCGACGTGTTCCTCTTCCTCGTGGACGAGACCCGTCCGATCGAGGTTCACGGGGACCGTCTCTCGCGTGGTTTCTACCTCTGGAATTCGGAGGTCGGGTCGGCGACTTGCGGTCTTCGGTTCTTCCTGTATCGGTACGTGTGCGACAACCGAATCATTTGGGGCGTTCAAAACCAGATCGAGTGGAAGTTCAAGCACACGTCCGGCGCCCCCGAGCGCTTCGAGATGCTACGCGAAGAGATCGCCCCCCGCGTTCTCGAATACGTTGAGTCGTCGGATCGTCCGACGCTCGAAGCTCTCTCGAAGGCGATGAGGACGCGCCTCGGGAAGGACGAGGACGAGATCGTCGAGAAGCTCGCGACGAGGAAGCTCGGATCTCATTCGAAGTCCGGCGCTCGACAGATCGTCGCGGACTCGAAGGCCGAAGGCGGGGACTGGAGAACGTGCTACTCGATCGCGAACGCGATCACCGCGAGAGCGCGGTCTCTCCCGTTCACCGACGCGAGGACGAAGCTCGAACGGTCGAGCGCTCCGATCCTGGAGTTCGCTCGTTCAACTCAGAACTAGAACGGTGAGGAACGACGCCGGTCGGATCGCGTGAGCGGTCCGGCCGTGTCGTCGTTCGGAAAGGGGAAAGCATGACGACGATAGATCAAGCATTCGACGCGAAGCTCTCCGCGAGGATCGCTCCCCTCGAAGCGAAGCTCGACCGACTTCTCGCGATCGCTCAGAACGGATCCGCGAAGAAGACCGAGGAGACGACGGAGACGGACTCGAAGAAGAAGAGGAAGGCCTCGAAAGGTCCCCGGATCCGGTGGGAACCGGTGATGAGGAAGTTCGAAGAGGCGATCTTCGGGGCGGATCGTCCGATGAAACTTTGGGAAGGATGGAAGGTCGCCGCGAGGGAACTCGACGTGTTCGAGGGGAACCGAACAACGGAGAAGAAGTTCAACGCTTCCGTCTCGAACTACGCGGACGACTCGGGGCGATACAAGTTCGAGCAACTCTTCGTCCGAGTCGGACACAAGACCTACGACTCGAAGAGGCGCCTCGATCAACTCGACAAGGAAGCGACCGACTCCTCGGAACTTCCGTTCGGGAAGGGGGTCGCTTGATATGTCGACCCCGAATGCTCGCGTTCCGTGGCTCCACGAACCGACACGCGAAGAGATCACCGAACACGCCGACGAGGTTCAAACGATCCGAGAGCGGATCGGTCTTCGGAAGTATCGGACACAAGTCCTCGGAAGCTCGTTCCTCGTCGGGGGAGATCCCCGCGTTCCCTTCGGGTTCGTTGCGATCGACCTTCACCCCGTTCGGTTCCTTCTCCCCGCGTGGAAGCTTCTCTTCGTTCTCGATCGAAGCGAGTCGGAGGGGAGGGAACTCGGAGAGGTCCTCTCCGAGCTTCACCCGGGGACGACCTCGATCGAGTCGTCGCTCGGTCTCGTTTGGCTCCAGTACGTCGCGAGGCCGGGGACGACTCTCGGGACGGTCGTCTCGGATCGTGTCGGAGAGGGAGGGATCTTCGGTCTACTTCTCACGACGGTCTCCTCGATCTACCTCTTGAGGTCGGGGATCGACGGGGAGGTTCGGAACCTCACTCACGGCGAGGTCCTCTCCGTCGTCGAAGAGACTCAACTCAAGGAACTCTATCGGCTCGACTTGATCGAGCGGGAGGTGAACCCGATATGAACGAGGTTCCGGAAGAGAGGCGAGACGCGGTCCTCACGCTCCGACTCTTCCTTCTCGAATTCGCTCGACTCATGGGAAGGAAGACGAGGACGAAGGACTCGTATCGTCGAATGAATCAGGTAATGGGCGCCGCGTACTTCGCGACGGGGATCGTCGGTCTCAAGGGGGAACCGTTCCGCGAGTTCCTTCACGAGATTCTCGACGAGTTCATGAACGCCGTTCATGAGTCGGAGCGCGTGGCCGTGTTCGGGACGTTGAGGTCGATCGTCCTCACGGAGATCGTCGAGGAAGAGATCGAACTCGGAGACTGGGAAGAGAAGGGAGAGCAAGCATGAACGAGGAACACACGAACAACGGAGTCGAAGTCGAGGTCGAGGTCTCGGGATTCGAGCGACTCACGATCGGACAACTCGAAGAGGTCGTGAAGCTCTCGGGAGAATTCCAGAGGATCAAGGCGGAGATCTCCGAGCTTGAGGAAGAGAAGTCCGAGACGAACGAGAAGATCAAGTCGAAGAAGTCGCGTCTCGAAGAGATCGCGGATCGCGTGACGAAGCTTCACCTCGGAGTCGACGACGACAAACAACTCACGATTTTCGACAAGGGAGGCGCGAATGAAGAGGACGTTCCGAGCGAGGAGACGGAGGACGAGGAAGACGACGCTTCACTCGGAGCGATCGAGGAAGAGGCGATCGAAGAGGACTTCGGAGCGTGGGACGAATGATCACCTCACGAGGCGCGATCGGATCGAAGCTCGCTTCGCCGACCGCCTCATGGAGAAGATCGAGGAGAAGAACGGAATCGAGTTCACGGGGATCGTATGGTCGGCAACGATCGCGCTCGTCTCCGACGAAGCGTATCGGTTCCTCGTGGCGTTGAGAGAACTCCGAGCGATCGGAGAGAAGGGAGAGTCGAATGAGTGAGACGAAGTCGAACGAGCTTCAAGTTCTGAGCGAGACGAAGCCGAAGCGCCCCGAGGACTTCGCCTATATGGACGAGATGGACGCGAAGCAAATCGTCGCGGAGTATCAAGGTCTCGTAATGGAAGAGGTTTTCTATTCGTTCGGACACGGGAAGAACCGAGTCGTCGGGATCTCATACAAGGGGACGAAGGAACTCGCGTCGGATCTCGCTCTCCGTGGGGTGATGAATATCGACGTTGAAGACGTGGAGGTCGCCTCTCAGATCATGGCGCTCGACGATCAAACGAGACGCTCCGTCGCAATGAGGAAGGCGGGAGGTAAAGGGAACTGGAACAAGATCAAGCCGGACGAGCAACGACAACGCCTCGAAGACCTCGGGGACGAGTGGCCGTTCTTCGTCGCGAAGGCCCACGTTGTCGACCGTCGAGAGGACGGGTCCGTTCGTCGCGGGACCTACGGGATCGCGGCTTGCGATTCGACCGAACCGTTCGCCATTATCAAAGCGTGTTCGAAGGCGAAGAGGAACGGGATCCGAGAGCTTCTCCCCGAGGCCTCGATCCTCGCGTTCGTCGGCGAGGCGATGAGATCGACGGGGAGCGGAGAGCTTCGAGGGAAGCAAGGCGGGACCGCGTCGGACTACGCTCCGAAGGATCCCCCTCCGAAGGCGCCTCCGAAGCAAGCGCCCCCGAAGGCCTCTCCCCCGAAGGCCTCCCCGCCGAAGGCGAACGGAGTGAAGCTCGCTCCCGACGTTCGCGAGTGGGCGGAGACGGTATGGAAGGGACTCGCGGTCGCGAACCCGGACGACGAATGGAGACGCTCGATCCTCTCGGACTGTATGCTCGCGAAGACGAGCGGACGCCTCGACTCGTTCACTCCCGAGAACGTCGCGAAGCTCATGGAGAAAGAGCGAAACGAGATCTGGGTCTTCGTCGACGAGATCGTCTCCGCTCAACTCGAAGGGGGAGAGGGATTCGTCGTCGACGTTGCGAAGCTTCTCTTCGCGATGAACCGAGCGGACGAGGCCGGATATATTCTCGCGACGCGTGAGTCTCCCCCCGACGACTCGGACGATCCCTTCGCGGACAAGGGGACCCCGAGCGAAGTCGGGAAGGACCTCGCGGAGATAGAGGGGGCGTTCTAGTGGACGCGATCGACTGGATCTTCGCGGTCGATCCGGGGAAGACGTTCGCGATCGCCGCGAAACAACCGGGACTCGACATGAGTCGGACGGTCGTCGAGAGTCACGACTTCCGATCGCCTCGTGTTATGTGGCGACGCGTGTCGCGGTTCCTGGAGACGTTCGAGATCGCGAAGGAAGAGAAGATCGTCGTCGTGATCGAGGGGACCTTCCATGGCAAGATGGGACGCGATCAACTCGCGACCTTGAACCGTCGGATCGGTTCCCTCTGGACGCGCTTCGCTCTCCGTCGAGGGACGGAGATCTACACGGCGAAGGCGGGTCGCGTTCGAGGCGGTGAGGGATGGGTCGAGTCTCTCGGATTGAAAGGGACGAAGAAACTCGACCGAATGAAGTTCGTCGAGGAGAAGCTTCGAGTCGATATCGCGAACGACCACGAGTCCGACGCGGTTCTTCTCCTCATGTGGTTCGAGACACGCGTGAACGCTTCGAGGAACCTTCTCAAGGTTCCGATCGAGGACACGGACGAAGCGATTCGGAAACTGTAGAAAGGGGACGACATGGAACACTCAGGAGACTTATTCTTCGGGATGAACGAACGCGAGGTCCGAGAGGCGCCTCGCGAAGACCTAGACTTCGCCATGGCCACGGCGAGAGAAGCGAACCGAGACTTCGGTCCGTGGCGCCTCGGAGGGAGACCGCTCCCTCCCGCCGGGGCGGTCGGAAGTGCGAGGCGGAGAGCGGAGAACCTCGGGGCGATCCTCGCGACCGCGACGAGCGTCGCGTTCCTCACGGCGGAGACCTACCTCTCCGCCGTGCTTGTCGGTCTCACGTTCGCGGAGTGCGAGCGAGAGATCGGAGAACTCGACCTCGACGACCTTGTTCACCACCGGGGGTCGTGCGGGGAGGTCGGTCCTTTTCAGATCATGCCGGTCTATCTCTACGACGCGACGGAGACCGCGATCGGATCTCACTTCTCCCTCGCTCGTTCATGGGCGGACCCCCTCGAACCGAAGACGCCTCAAGCCGCGCGAGAGGTCGACCCCCTCGGGGACTGGTTCTCTCCCGAGTTCGACCTCACGCGTCAAGCGATCACGGTCGTCTCGTATCTCGACCGATGGGGGACGCCTCTCCGTCGAACGATGAACACGACGGAGGGTCTCCGGTGGCGCTTGTGGTGCTGGGCGGGGATTCACCACCGGGGACCGAACCCAGAGATGGAGAACTTCCCGGCCTCGTATCTCTCCCGATACATGAGCGGGATCGACCTCGCGAACCGAGCGCTCCGAGAGACGATCGCGGACGATCGGAAGTGCGGCGAAAGGTAGACGCGTGAACGAAGCACGAAGAGACGACGATCTATATCCCGTCCGGCGAACCGCGCTCACGAATCCGGACGCGGAGATTTGCGTTCTCTCGATCCTCTCGTGGCTCGGGGAAGACGCGGTCGACAAGAGGTGGATTCTCTCGGCGCTCAGTCCGAAGGACTTCTATTCGAAGGACCGTCGGAAGATCTATCAAGCGATCCGGAAGGTTCACGAACGAGGCGAAGACGTGGATCCGTTCACGGTTCAATCTCAGTTGACACGAGACGGAGCGTCCGACTCCGTCTCGTTCTTCTATGACACGATCGGGAAGGACTCGCTCGCGATCGCCTCTCAAGCGAAGGGATACGTCGAGGCCGTTCTCGACGCGAGTCGTCGACGTGTCCTCTTCGCTCACTTCACGACGACCGCTCAAGGCCTCGAAGATCCGACGACGGACTTCGGGGAACTCATGTCGGAGACGAAGGCGAGGATCGCCGACGCGGACCTCCCTCTCACCGTCGACCACGAGGCGAAGCTTCGAGCGATCCTCTTGAAGCTCGCGGACGAATACGGAAAGGGGAACGAGAGAACGTTCAAGACGGGATATCCCAGAATCGACTATGAACTCGGCGGTCTCAAGATCGGAGAACTCGCGATCGTCCTCGGTCGTCCGAAGACGGGGAAGTCGTGGCTCTTGATCAACTTGATCGCGAACCTAATGAGGGGAGGTCGAAAGATCATGATATCGTCGGCGGAGATGAGCGCCGAGGAACTCGCCGCGCGTCTCGTGTGTCGACTTGGTCGAATCAATCACCGACGCTATAGGAAGGAAGAACTCAACGAAGACGAGATCTCGCGATTCGTCGAAGCGTCCTCGAAGCTCTCGAACTCGAACGTCGCGATCATTCCGAAGCGCGACGCTCCGTCTCTCCCGAAGCTTCTCTCTCTCGCGCTCGACTTCAAGCCGGACATTATCGCGGTTGATTCCGTGTATCTCTACGCGCCGAGGCGAGCGTCCGAGGGATGGGAGTATTACGTCGCGATCTCTCGCGAGTTGAAGAACCTCTCGCTCGAATGCGAGTCGCTCGTTCTCGCGACTCATCAAAAGAACAAGAGCGGACATATCGCCTACTCGGACGCGTTCTGGCAAGACGCGAACTTCCTTCTCGAACTTGAGGGGGACGAACTCTCGAAGGTCGTCGACGGGAAGTCGAAGCACTCTCTCGCCGTGAGGGGAAGGGACGGAGGCGCGTTCCGATTCGACCTCTCGATCAACTTCGACTCGTCGACGATCGGAGAGGCGTCGCGAACGGCGGAAGAGGTGAAGCGCGAGACAATGGGAGTCGAGCCGACTCCCTTCTGAGGTGAAACCATGGAAGAAGAGAAGGATTCAACGTGGGAGAACTTCGAGAGCGCGTCGAGCTTGACGCCGGAGGTCGTCTTCGGATCGGAAGCGATCTCGAAGTTCTATCGGTTCATGAGGAAGTCGTATCACTGGGTCGGCTCGGTCGTGATCGTTGATCGACTCACGGGGAAGATCGTCGAGAGAGAGTTCTTCGCGATGCAACGCGAGGACGGAACGGAGACGGTCGTCTCGCTCAGGGACGACGGGAGGTGCTTCCCGATCTTCGTCGTCGCGTTGTTCATTCTCGAAGAGGCCGACGTGTCGTGGTGTATGAACTAAAGGGAGGTGATTCTATGTGGTGTACTACGTTCCAGGGAGACGCGACGAAGGCCGCGTTCTTCGACGCGGACAAGAGTCGGAGACGCGTCTACTTTTGCTCGGAGTGCGGGAGTCCGGTCGAGGTCGTCCTCGATCGGACTTGTGATATATGCCGGGGTCGACCTTTTCACCGGTGGGCGTTGCTCGGAATGCTCCGTCGCGAGTCGTGGGACCTTATCGCCGACGCCGACGCCGTGGTGAAGCCGGTCGTCGCGACTTGTCGGAAGTGCTTCGACCGATACGCGACGAAGTCGGCGAAGGCGACCGCCGTGAACTTCGATCCCGAGACGAGTCGGATCGTCGTCTATCCGACGGAAGAGGACTCGTTCCGCGTGAAGTTCCGTCGGAGGTGGAAGAGGTTCGTCGGAACGTTGGACCTCCGTCTCTTCAATCTGTAGACTAGGAACGGAGGTCGATCGCGTGGGAAGAGTGAAGATCATTCAAGGGAACGCGCTCGAAGCGCTTCGAGGTCTCGAAGACGAGTCCGTTCATTGCGTCGTAACGTCTCCCCCATACTGGGGACTCAGGGACTATCACGTCGAAGGACAACTCGGACTCGAACCGACTCCGTCGAAGTATGTCGCGAGTCTCGTCGCGGTCTTCGAGGAAGTCCGTCGAGTCCTTCGGGGGGACGGGACTCTATGGCTCAATCTCGGCGACTCATACGCGTCGAAGCCGACGGGGTCGAGACCGGGTCCGACTCTCAATCGGAGGAACGACACGGAGGAAGGACCCACGGGGCGACCGAACAAGATCGTCGAAGGCCTCAAGCCGAAGGACCTCGTCGGGATCCCGTGGCTCGTCGCGTTCGCCATGAGGGGCGCGGGATGGTATCTCCGGCAAGACGTGATATGGCACAAGCCGAACACGCTCCCCGAGGTCGTGAAGGACCGACCCGTGAGCGCTCACGAACACGTCTTCCTCTTCGCGAAGTCGGAGCGATACTTCTTCGACGAGGACGCGATCAAGGTGAGAGTCAAGCGGACCCCGAGGAAGGTCGGACACGACGGAGGGATGAACGACACGGGATGGAACTCGAAGCAAGCGGGAAGCTTCGGCGCCCCCACGGGGACGAGGAAGTCGCGGTCGGTCTGGACGATCCCGACCCATTGCGTTCGAGGCGCTCACTTCGCGACCTTCCCGAGGAGACTCGTCGAGCCGTGCGTGAAGGCGGGGAGTCCGGCGGACGGGGTCGTTCTCGATCCGTTCATGGGGTCGGGGACGACTGGGATCGTCGCGCTCTCCCTCGGAAGGCGCTTCGTCGGGGTCGAACTCAATCCGGAATACGTCGAACTCGCGAGGACGCGGATCGCGAGCGAGACGAAGTTCACGAGAAGGGAGGCGACAAGGTGAAGAGGTGGATCGCGAAGCGAGTGAAGATCGAGGCGCTCGTCCTCGACGAGAGGAACCCGAGAACGATCTCCGAAGAGAGAGCGGTCGCGCTCACGAGGTCGATCGACCGGTTCGGACTCGTTCAACCGATCGTCGTGAACGGACCGACGGGGAGAGTCGTCGGGGGGCATCAAAGGATAGAAGCTCTCCGGCGCCTCGGGGAAGAAGAGGTCGACGTGATCGTCGTCGATCTCTCGGAGGTCGACGAGAAGGCCTTGAGCGTCGCGCTCAACTCGACCGAACTACAGGGAGCGTGGGACCCGTCCCTCTTGTCCGAGCGTCTCTCCGAGCTTGTCGAAGGCCTTGAGACGGACGAGTTCGAGGGACTGAGGTTCGACGCGCTCTCGATCGAACTCGAAGGCCTCTTCGACGACTTCCTCGGACTCGACGAGGGAGGGGAGGAAGAGGAAGGCCACGAGAGCGCCGAGGATCCACGGAGAACGACGCGAGTGAAGTTCGGGGACTTGGAACTCGACCTCGACTCGGAACTCGTGAGTCGCGTCGTGAGCGTCCTCGTCGGACGCTTCGAGGAAGAGGACGAGGACCCGTCGGAGGCGTTCGAAGAGATCGTCGAGGCGGGTCTCGCAATGTGGAAGCACGAAGGGAGGACCGAATGAATCTCTACGAACTCGCGAAGGAATGGAACGACGCCGTCGGAGCGATCACGGACGAGGACTTCGCCGAAGCGCTCAATCGGATCTCGAACCTCAAGATCGACATTCACCGGAAGATCGAGAACACGGTGAAGGCGATTCGGAACCTCGAAGGGGAGAGTCTCGCGGCGAAGGAAGAGGCGAAGCGCCTCTCCGAACGAGCGAGCATGTTCGCGGGAGAGTCGAGGCGTCTCCGTCTCTACTTGGCGCGAATGATGAGGGAATGCGAGGTGAAGAAGTCGAAGTCGTCTCTCGCGACCGTGTCTCTCCGAGAGGGATCGCCTCGGGTCGTGGTCGAGGACGAGTCGAAGGTCCCCGACAAGTTCGTCGAGGTGGAAGAGGTGAGGAAGATTCGGAAGAGGGAGATCTCCGACCATATCAAGGCGACGGGAGAGATCCCCGACGGGATCGACTGGGTCGTCGGAGAGTCGACGATCACGATCCGATAGAAGGGAGACGACGATGAGGAAGTTCCGAAGGAAGGTTCCGACCCGACGCAATAAGCACACGTTCCCGGACGGGACTCGCGACCGATACGAACGACTCGCGATCGAGGCGAGGAAGGTCGGTCTTCCTCTTCTCAAGATTCGAGCGAAGAGAGCGTCGACGCGCCTCGGACGCTTGAGAGCGATCGGGAAGGATCGGATCGAGATCGACCGTGTCGCGGTTGCGAGAGTAGAACTCGCCGCGATCGACTTCGCGGTCGCCTTGCTTGAGGCGATGGGAGAGGTCGAATGAGCGATCCCGACTACAGGAACACGGACGAGGGAATGAGGCGCGAACCGACGCAAGCCGACGAAGCTCTCACGCTCGTCGGAATGATCTCCGCGATCTTCGGGGGAATGCTTCTCTTCGCGTTCCTCGGTTGGATCTCGGACCTCTACGACGAGCGGAAGGCGAAGAGAAAGGGAGGCGACGATGAGACGGACCTATAAGTCGATCCTCGGGAACATTCGGAAGGCGAGCGATCGTCTCTTGAAGGTTCAAGCGAGATTGATTGAAGACCCCGAGAAGAACGACGAGGAACTCGACGCGAACGCGAGGATCCTCGTTCATCTCATGGACGCGTCCGACCTCTTGAAGGATCGGATCGGACCTTGAGGATCGAGGAAGCGATCGACCTTGAGCGTCGGGTCGAAGACTGGGTTCACGAACGCGGGATCCGGATCGGGATCTCGTGGCGAACGATCAAGAGAGTCTCCCGGTGGATCCGGGAGAGATGGACCGGAGGTAGAACTATGACGACAGGAGAAGAGATTCACCTCGAAGAACTCGAAGGGAAGCTCGCCGACAAGACCGACAGGATCGAGGAACTTGAGATCGAACTCGCGGACTCCCGAACGGAGGTCGCGGAACTCACGGAGAAGATCGAGGAACTCTCGAACGACCTTCTCGACTCGGAGACGGGGCGGGACTGCTACGACGACCGGATCCGCGAACTCGCTCGGGAGGTGAGGCGCCTCGAAGACCTTGTCGAGTTCGTTCAAGTGGACAACGATCGTCGAGGGAAGTTCGACGGGAAGACGGACCTCGAACGTCTCCTCGACACGAACCGAGCGAAGGGGAAGACGATCAACGAACAAGCGAGGACGATCGAGCGTCTCGGAGAGGCGCTTCTCCGAGCGAACGAACGACTCGCCGTGTTCGAGCTTGAACGTTCGGACGATCTCCAGGGCGACGCGCTCTCGCGCTTGATCGAGGCGACCGACCCGGTCTTCGTCACGATCGGACGTTCGGTCGACCGACCCGACTTCGACGTTCATGAGGTTCGCGCCGGCAATCCTCCGAGGACGCTCGGTCTCGTCGTGTGTCGGAGAGGATCCCGTCCGACGTGGGAAGATCTACACGACCTCGCGAAGGGAATGAGAGAGATCGACGAAGAGGCCTCTCACGTCGACGAGGACGGACGATCTCCCTCACCCCCGACTGAGAGGACCCCCGAGGGAGAGAGCGTCTCTCGTGGCGCCTCAAGGGGGCGTCCGTTGAGGGAGGTCTTCGCGGACGAGGACGACCCCGTCGAGGCCTTCGTGAAGGGACGGGTTCGGAAGGGGGAGAGGTGAGACCCACGACTTCGACGGAGAGGCCGTTCAAACGACGGACAAAGGCCGAACGTCTTCCCGTCCGATACGGAAGACCCCGGGACGCCGCGCGTCGTTCTGGGGCCTCTCAGGGACTCGGAGGCGAGAGGGGTCGTTCATCCCCCCGACCTCGTGTGTCTCCGAGTCCCGCTCCCTTCCTCCCGGATACGTCTCTCCCCTCTCCGGAGACCGAGAGGCGGGGAGGCGGGATCTCTCCCCCTACGGGGGGAGAGAGATCCCGACCTTCCTTCGACCTACTACGGAACGAGTCTCGACCATATCTTGTGGTATGGGGTGGGGGTGCGGCAATATCACCCCCGGGGTCTACCCGAATTTACGGACCTATACCGAAAGTCGCCGAATCGCGATCCAGGGCCGAATACTTGAACGAATCGCCATTCGGCGGAAACGTTCAAAAGAGGCCGAAAAGTCCCCGAATTCGTGAACGTTCGGGCGATTGGGGGCCGAGTAGAAAAGTAGCCGAATTCGGCACCGTAGGGGGGTCTACGGGTCCTTCTGGAGGGGGTACTCCGAGAAAAAGTTCG